GCGAGACGGTTTGAGCGTCTGGCGCGGTTCCACCGGCGGAAGGTTGGATAGGTTGAACGTCGAAAAGGAATACAACTCCGGTTTCGGCGGTTAGAGCTACTTCTAGCGGAGTATTAGGAGCGAGGAAGTCTAAGCCGGCTCTTAGTCGAACTCGCGATAGCGACAAATATCCCGATGAGCTATTGGGAAACGTCGGAGCAGATTTACACCGCACTAGAGATCTTGGAGCAACGAAATGGCAAGTGAAGCTATCGCTTACGATAAAGGCGATCTTCGGGCTATCACTCGCGCTTTTAAAGCCATGGACGAAGAAGCTACGGCTCAAGCTAAAAAACAATCCGGTGATTTAGCCGAATACGTCCAAAAGAAAATCCAAAGTAAATCCGAATCTCTTAGATCTCGCAAGGTAGCAGGGGCAATCGCTCAAGGATCTAGAGTTTCTAAATCTTCCAAGATTGGCGAGTTATCTTTTGGTTTTGCTTCTCAGAAATTTAGCGGCGGGGCAACTACTCAAATGTTATGGGGCGGTTCAGAGTTCGGATCTAATACCTATAAGCAATTTCCGATTTGGTCGGGTTCTTTTGGCCGTGGATCTAAGGGTTATTTTATTTATCCAACCTTGCGAGAAGAACAACCCTACATTTTAGATCAATGGGAAAACGGCTTTAGCGAAATTATTAAGGAATGGACATAATGGCTACCGGATCTAGAACCCTTAAACTCTCCATTCTTGGAGATGTTTCGGATCTTAACAAATCATTAAAAACCGCCAATAAAGATGTCGAATCTTTTGGATCTAAGGTTGGAGATTTTGGTAAGAAAGCCGGCTTAGCCCTAGCGGCGGCGGCCGCGGCGGCTGGAGCCTATGCAATTAAAATCGGTATTGACGGCGTAAAAGCGGCTATCGAAGATGAGGCCGCACAAGCTAAATTAGCTACAACTTTAGAAAATGTTACCGGGGCAACCAATGGAACAATTAAAGCCACCGAAGATTATATTTTAAAAACTTCTCTAGCTTTCGGGATAACAGATGAACAATTACGGCCAAGTTTAGAGCGGTTAGTCAGAGCGACTAAAGATGTTTCAGCCGCTCAAAAATTACAGACACTTGCTATCGATATTGCCGCCGGATCGGGTAAGTCTCTCGAAGCCGTTTCAAATGCGTTGGGTAAGGCCTACGAAGGAAATTCCGGAGCGTTAGGCAAATTGGGTGTGGGTTTATCTTCGGCGCAATTAAAAACAATGAGTTTCGATGATGTAACTAAAGATTTATCTAAAACTTTTGGCGGCCAAGCGGCGGCCAACGCGGATACCTATCAGGGACGAATTGCAAGGCTAAGAGTGGCCTTCGATGAAACAAAAGAATCAATCGGAACGGCTTTATTGCCAATTCTACAAACTCTACTTAGTTTTATTACAAACAATATCCTTCCAATTTTTACTAAGGTTTCCGACGCGCTTAATGGATCTAAGGGTTTAAATACATATTTTCAAAGTCTAGGTAACACTATTAAGAATATCTTTATCCCAATCTTCGACGGATTGAAAAAAGCTTTTGGATCTATTGGAGACGCAATAGCAGATAATAAAGAGGCGTTTTTAAAGTTCGGACAATTTATTGCCGATTATGTTGCTCCGATATTGGGCAAGGTATTAGGTGGGGCTTTAGAAATAGTCGGAAAGATAGCCGCTGGAATTATTACCGTAATTGCTAAAGTTATCGATGGCTTTACAATTCTTATTAACGGCGCAATTGGTGGAATTAATTTACTAATTAAGGCATATAACGCGATTCCATTTCTGCCAGATGTTAAAGAAATTAAAGGCTTAACTATGACAACTCCGAAAATTGACACCAAAGCTATTCTCGGCTCTGGTTCGACTTCGGCTATAAGCGGGATAGGAACTAATACCCCAAAAGTGCCTACTTCTTCCGCGACATCTAAAGCAATAGCCGCCGCCACGGCTCCTAGTTTCGTAGTTCCGGTAGGGCTCCCGGCTTTAGATCCTGCTCTTTTAAATTATCAAGATAGTTTTCGCACTAGTTCAATGAACACTTATAACGTAACCGTAAATGGAGCTCTTAATTCAGAGCAGACCGCTAGACAAATTGTAAGCGTTTTAAATGATTCACAAGCTCGGGGAACCCAAGGAGCTAATCAACTTGTAACTTCAACCGGGGCGATTGGTTTCTAATGAGTAATTTTAATCCTGAATGGCGGCTTAAAATAAACTCGGTGGAATACACCAATTTAATTCTTTCCAATTTAACCGTTACTTCAGGCCGAACAGATATTTATCAACAACCCGTCGCGGGATATGTAAATATGACGGTAATCAATCTCGACCAATCGGATTTAGGATTTCAAGTTACCGAATCGGTTTCAATAGAAATAAAAGATTCAAGTGGCGTTTTTGTGCCTATTTTCGGTGGCTATATTTCGGACATAGAACTTAGCGTCGTTCAAATAGGAAACGTTGGATATTCACAAAGTTATCAAATTACAGCTTTAGGCGCATTATCAAAACTTCCGAAAACTATTTTTAGCGGAGCTTTAAATCAAGATTATGACGGAGAACAGATTTACGAAATTCTTTATCAAACCTTATTTAGCCAATGGCAAGACGTCCCGGCCGCCGAGACTTGGGCGGCTTTTGATCCGGCGATTACTTGGGCAAATGCCGAAAATAGCGGCGTGGGAGAAATTGACCGTCCCGGAGATTATCTAATGATTAATCGAGGAGCCGATCCAATAAATTCTTATTCCCTAGCCTCTAATATAGCTTCGTCAGCTTTAGGTTATCTTTACGAAGATTCAAATGGACTTATCAGCTACGCGGACTCAACTCACCGAAGCCAATATCTAGCGGCCAACGGTTATGTCGATTTAAGCGCGGCGCAAGCCCGGGCGGCTGGACTCAAGATTCGGACTAGATCCGGAGACGTTCGAAATTATGTAACTATCCAATATGGGGCAAGTGGGGCAAGTTTTGAAACGGCTTCGGATCCGGATTCTATTTACCTTTACGGATCTTTAGCCCAAGTCTTTTCCACCTATTTAAAAAACGCGGCCGACGCCGAATTTCAAGCCAATTTTTATTTAGGCCTTCGAGCTTATCCAAGGGCTATTTTTGATTCAATTACTTATGATCTAACAAATGCCCAAATAGATGACACCGACCGAGATTCTCTTATTGGCGTTTTTATGGGTATGCCGGTCAATATCTCAAACTTGCCATTAAATATGAACTCTGGATCCTTTAGAGGGTTCGTGGAAGGTTGGACACTCCAAGCCGGCTATAACGAGTTATCAATTCAAATGTTCGTCTCTCCGTTAGCGTTCAGCTTATTGGCAATGAAATGGAGCAATGTTTCAATAGCTGAAACTTGGAATTCAGTATCACCGATACTCGATTGGGAAAATGCGACAGTAGTCGCGTAAGGAGAAAAAATGGCAAATCCAACAACTAACTTCGGGTGGGTCATGCCGACCCCTACCGATCTTGTTACAGACCTTCCGGCAGATTTTGAGGTATTCGGTCAGGCCGTTGATACGGCTTTCCAATATCTAAAAGGTGGCACTACCGGACAGATTTTAAGTAAGACTTCAAATACCGATCTTGCTTATACATGGATTAACAACGACACCGGGGACATTACCGGAGTGACCGCCGGGACAGGTTTAACGGGCGGTGGCACTTCGGGAACCGTATCGCTAGCTTTTGACCAAGCTAATTTCGGTGGCGCGCAATCTGCGGTTAAAAATAAAATAATAAATGGAAATCTTGATATAGCACAAAGAGGGACTTCTTTTACTTCAGTAGCAAGCGGCACTTACACTCTAGACCGTTGGAGAACCGTTACTAGTGCAACCACCTTAAATACGACAATAACTCAAGATACGTCCGTTCCTAATGGAGTTTCTAAGTATTCTTTAAAAGTATTGCAGGCATCAACTACTTCCGGAGTAGGCGAATACTGCGTTCGTCAGCCTATCGAAACTCAAAACGTAATGCCCATGGCAGGTAGCACGGTAACGGTATCTTTTTGGTATCGCAGTAATGTTACGACAAATAGTCACGCAGTTCGATTACAATCATCTTTAACAGGTGGGACAGATCAAGCACTTGCCTTTACCGTTTCTGCTGCTAATACTTGGGAAAAGAAAATTCTTACATTCTCAACTTTTGCGGGCGTAACCGCCGCTTCAACTGCTTACAATGCAGAGGGAGCAATTTTAGATATAGGATTCAATGTTTTCGGTTCAGCTTCTAGATCTTCTCTAACCGCAAATGATTATTTTCAATTTACACAAATGCAATTAGAAATAGGGTCAACTAATACAATTTTTAGCCGCACGGCTGGAACTATTCAAGGTGAACTGGCGGCGTGTCAGAGGTATTATTATCGCCTAACTCCAGGCGCAACTTACAATGTTTTTGGATCAGGCTTTAGCAACTCTACAACCGTATTCCTTGCAACAATTCCAACACCGGTAAATATGCGGATTGCGCCTACCGCGTTAGAACAATCTGGAACCGCTAGTCAATATTCGGTGTTTCAGGGATCATCCGGTTTAACTTGTAATTCCGTTCCTGCTCTTTATCACGGAAATACAAATCAGCAAGTTGTTTCTTTTGGAGTAGCAAGCGGATTAACAATAGGACAGGCAGGAATCGCAAGAACCGATAACAACACAACCGCTTACCTAGGATGGACAGCCGAATTATGAGATACGAACTATTAAATGAAAATGAATCAGGCGTAAAAATTTATGCTCGCATAGATGAAGACGATTTATGCCGCGTGA